CGAGATAAAGAGACTAACCTGCCGTGCCCGATCTGCAATGGCGTCGAAGGGTGTGACCACACCGTGCCAGAACGTGCCCGCGCCGCATCAACTTCCGCCAATGTGGCGCAGGGTGCGGAGGCGGTGAGCGAGCGAATCGCGCGTGCTCTGCACTACCCGGCATGTTGGGACACCGCTGCATATCCGACGCTTGAAAGCGCGGTATGGGAAGCAATTGCGTGCGCCAAACTCGGATGCAGCACATGCGAGCCAGCACAGACAGCGCTCGCGGATGCTGCGCGCGATGTGTTGGCAGAGCGTCAGCGTCAGGTGACAGCGGAAGGCTGGACGCCTGAGCATGACGATGCGCACGACAGCGGCCAACTCGCGGGCGCGGCGTCGTGCTACGCGGCGCACGTCAATGGGCGGCAATGGGTGTTCTTCGCTGGCTGCGCAGACGACTACAAGTCCGAGCCGACGCCGGATTACTGGCCGTGGGATGAAAGCTGGTGGAAGCCGACCACGCCGCGCCGTGACCTCATCAAAGCCGCCGCGCTGATCCTCGCCGAAATCGAGCGCTTGGACCGCACCCTGACCGCAGATCAATCCGCAAGCGGAGACACGAAGTGAGCGATACCGCCCAAGGCCCGCTCGGCTTCAGTGCCCGCCTGCGGGGCCTGCGCGAAGCCCGGTCGATAACACAGGCAGCACTCGCCCACGCTATCGGCTCCAACCCCTCATCTGTCAGCCAGTGGGAGTTGGGCACTGCGTACCCGGCATTCTGGAATCTGGTCGAACTGACGCGCTACTTTGGCGTCGACATGGACTGGTTCACCGGCATGCCTTACGTACGCAACGAGTTGCAGCAGCGCACAAAGGTCCGTGAAATCGTGTCTGCGTCGCAATCGCGCGCATAGGCGCATACGTATATACAGCCGCCCATATGGCCCGCGCCCAGTGTGCGGCGCCGAACTGTTATCTGTCTTGCCTTTCCTCTATACTCCAACCAGACCCGTTTCCCCCACAACGTGTTGGAGTAGAAAATCATGCTTATTGCTGTTGCCACCCGTAAAGGCGGGGTCGGCAAGACCACGCTCGCCACCAACCTCGCCGCGCGTAGAGTTCGCGACACCACCAGCGTTAAATTTGTTGACGCTGACCGTGACGAGTACGGCTACATGTGGGGAATGTCCCGCAGGGAAAAGGGCGTCGAGCCCAACATCATCCTGTCCAAGGCCACCGGCAATATCACCAGTGACCTTGTGGCCGACCGCGCATCCAACGATACGGTTATCGTGGACGTCGGCGGCAAGTACTCGCCTGAGATCGTCTATGCGGTGGGCGTGTGTGACGTGCTCGTGCTGCCGGTGCGGCCGGGTCAGTTCGATGCGTGGTCGCTGCAGGCGATGGCCAACATGATCAACGAGATGCGCGCGGCCGGTAGGAGTTTCCGCGTCGTCCCGGTGATGAGCGCGATCCCCGCGCAGGAGAACAGCACCCTGACGGCCAACATCTCGGCCGCGCTCAAGAACTTCCCCGACGAGTTTCCGGACCCCCTGAAGATACCTGAACGCGTCGCATACGTGAACGCCGCGATGACGGGCAAGGGCGTGTGCGAACTGCCGCGCAACCGCGACAACGCGCCCGCGATCGACGAGTTAGAAGTGCTCTACCGGAGGGTGTTCAATGTCTAAGTCCGGATTCAGCGTCACCCCACCGACGGCGCCCGTCGATCCGATCGAACGTATGGCGCGCGAAGCCGCCGGGACGCCCCTAGAAACGCGCAGGCCGCTCCCGGTGAAGGAGGCGACTAAAACCATGAGCCTGAACGTCCCCAAGTCGTTCTACGACGATCTGCGCAACTTCATGAAGCTCACCGACATCACCATGACCGATGTGCTGGTGGCCGGGGGCCGCAAGGAACTTGAACGGCTGAAGAAACACTATGGAATCGACTGACGAAGACCCGCAGTACGACCTGTTCCGAGCCGAGACAACATGGTTCCACGTCTTCCACTCGATGATATGGGGCGGCGACGTGGCAAAGATGGGGCCGTACGCGTTCACGGTGTACGCGACGATCAAGGCTTACACCAACTTCAAGAGCGGCAGCGCGCACCCGGGCATCCCCGAGATCATGGAAAAGTCCGGAATCTCTAAAAGTCAGGTGCTGCGCGCTCTCGAGAAACTGGAGGAATTTGGCTACATCACGCGCGACAGGAAAGGCCGCAGCAACCGCTACACGCTGCGCGAGAAGGTGGGCATTTCTGACACCCACGGCAGGCCCATCGCATCGGCCACGTGGGACTACGTACCGGACGGCGTGAGGGGTGCGGTGGCAGACCTGAAAAACGTATTGATGACCGGCGACTTTGCGGGCGCCAAGATCGTCACCATTGAAAATCTGACGGTGAACATCTTCCGTGACTCGGCTACGCAGAACAACATCAACGTCCAGAACCTTCTGGAAAACATGGACAAGCTGTCGCCCGAGACGCGCGCAATCCTGCTCAAGCGGCTGGCCGGCTAACCTGCGTATCGTTATAAATAAAATCTACATCGTTAGGGTGTCTCACAGACACCAATCAGCCCGAATCGAGGGGGTAACAGGTGTCTGTGAGAAACCTTTAGCACGGCCGTTCGGTACCTGCCAGATACGTGTCTGTGAGACACCAATCTGAAAAGGTATCCACCAGACACCTATCACCGAAGTTATCCACAGAAAATGGGGATAACCTTGTGGAGCGATTCGTCAGCCCAAAAAGTTGATCATATTCATTATGTCAATTCGGCTGCGTGATGCCCGGCAGCGATCCGTTGCAGATCAGCCGGTCCTGCTCGATCACCTGTTGTGCTGCCGTCAGGTTCACTGCGAGCTTGTCGGCTTCGTAGAACTGGTTTGTGAGCCACCCAGTAAATTGTTGTAGTCCGACTGGAAGTGCGGCGCCACCGGCTGCATGATCAACGGGTCCACCGGCTGCAGACGCGGACACTGAAGCTGGGCGCTTGCCGGCGTTGAGATACTTCCACAGCTTGCCAGACAGATCAGCATTGGCAGCAGTAAGAGCATCATTGCGCTTCTTGATTTCATTGCGGGACTCCTGTGCGTCGGCCGCTATCCTGCGAAGCCCTGCCGCCTCGGAGGCAGAGAGCGCCGCCGCGGCGTCGTGGTTGGTGGTGACTTGCTTCTGCGCTGCGACGGCCTGCTGCGCCTTGTACGCGTCGAACGCGAGCGCTTCGTGATGGTGGCCTTCGTAGTAGGCACCGCCGGCAACGATGAGCAGCGCGGCGAGGGCACCAATGATCTTCCATACGACTGGCGGCAATACGGGCATGCTCATTCCCCTAGACAGAGTTTTTCGGCTTTCTCCCGCCGCTTCATGGTCCCTGGACAACCGCTGGACACCAGCTTGCAGTCCTTACCATTGACGAAGCGCCAGCGCATGAACTGGTAGCAGGCAGCGGGGAACTGGTTGGCCACGTACAGCCTGCGCAACGTCGAGCCGTCATAGTTGCCCATGCCGATGTTGTAGGCCGTGTCGACCACCGCTACTTTCTGCCCCGGCGTGAGACTGTCAAAGTTCGGCGTCGAGCGCTTCACCTGACGGGTGAACGTGGCCAACCTGTTGTACAGAAGATCGTCGCACTCGGGCTTTGTGTAGTTGCGCATCTCGGCCTGCGTGTCGCCGTAGCAGACCGTCATGATGTTGCGCGCGAGCCGGTCCTGATACGGTGTGAGGGCGAGCCCTTCGCCGCCGGATACACAGCAGAACAGCGTATAGGCGGCCGATGCGCCCACCGTAGCGACGAGCGCGGCCTTACCCTTTGGCGCTGTCGTTTGCGGCATTGCTCGGCTCCGGAGCGGCGGGCACTGTGGTCGTGGCTCGCGCGAACAGCAGCGCGGCGAAGATGATCACGAGCGGCATTGCGGCCTTCCACGTGTCGGGCATGAATGCCTTGGCGGCGTCAGGGATCGCATCCCACGCCTGAAGCATCGGCGAGGCGGCAGAGATAGCCAGCCCGACGGTGGCGAGCCGCGACGTGCCGAAGTGCCAGAACTTGTCGATCTCGTCTATGAAACGGATAGCCATACAACCCCCGCTTACTGGATGAGTGTTTTTATATGTTCCTTGAACCACCAGTAGAGCCCCACCCCGATAGCGAACCCCACGGCGTATAGCCCCTTCTTTGCGAGGTCGTTGCGCAGATCGTTGTAGAACGCTGTACGGGCGAGATTCTTGGCGATCAATGCCTCGTGCTGTCTGCGGTGGGCGTCCACATCCCCATTGGGGAAAGCCATGTGCAGAGCATCCACGCGGCGTATCACTTCGTCGAGCTTGAGGCTCTGTTCTTGGCTGGCGCTGGTGTTTTCAACGTGCCGCTGCGCGATCTCGTCGCGCAGTGAGTCGATCGCCGCAACGATCGGGTTCGGCTGGGCTTCGTCCGTGCGAGGTGCCGCCTCGTGGTATCTCACGCTTGGTCCCATCCGCTTCCCCGGTCTGTGCGTTATACGACGTATTTGCCGCAAGTTTACACATAATATTCTTCATACGTGCACTTGCTACAAAATTTCATCTACGCCAAACACCTGCGCGAGCAGAATTTACTCTGGAGCCGCGAACGCCTCGGGCTCGCCGACGGTGGTCAGATAGCTGCCCTGATATGTCTTGCAGAACACGTTGTCAGGACCAGTGAGGTGCATCGCGGTCTGCACACTGGTCGCGATGAAAACGGAGCCTTCGCCTTCCCCTACGCGCACGCGCCCTGCGCGCCCCATGCCCCGCACGCCCGCAAGCGCGAGCGTGATCTGCGTTCCGATTGTGCCGGTGTGGCCATACGCTTGCGCGCCCACGATGCCGGTGCGCAGGGCCATGTAGCCTGCACGGCCCGTCGCTGCATTGCCGCTGAGTGCCAGGGCGATATGCTGCCAGACTTGCCCTGCGCGCTGCTGCCCACAAGTGTGCCGGTGGCCCGAAACGCCAGCGTGCCAACTGCGCCATGTGCTGCGTTACCCGCGGTCGCGGTCCCGGCAGCGGTGCCGAACGCGTGAGCCTTGCCGGCTGCCCGGTTGCCGCTGATCGTGACAGTAGTGCCGCTCACAGGTACGCCAGCGCGCGCATTGCCCTGTGAGCCAAGCAACGCGCGCCGCGAGGCAACCCCGAGCGCGCCGGTGTTACTTGACGACTTGTTGCCCAAGAGTGCGAACGTGCCGGCGGCCCGCACCACGCCCACCTTGCCGGCGCCCTTGTTGCCCGTGATCTGGACAGTGGACGCGTTGAATCCGCCCACCTTGCCCGTGGCCTGTGTGCCAGCAAGCGCGGCAGAAAGCCCTGTGGCGGGCGTGCCGGGCGTGCCGTGTGCGGCGTTACCCGTAAGCGCGACGGAGACGACTGAGCCGGCTGTGATGTTGCCTACCTGCCCCGTAGCCACATTGCCGGCGAGCACGTAGGCGAGCCCCGTGGCGCTGCTGGCCGTGACGGTGCCTGCGTTGCCGGTGGCTGCATTGCCCCCGAGCGCTGCGCTAGGTGTCGAAGTGATCGCGCCGGTCTTGCTGGTGGACTTGTTGCCCTTGAGCGCCGCCACCACGCCTGCATAGGCGGTCAGGCTGCCCACGTTGCCGGTGGCGTGATTGCCTGCGAGCCCTACCACCGATGAGACTGTCAGGCTGCCCACCTTGCCCGAGCCCCTGACGCCGGTCAGCGCGTAGAAAAGCCGCCCCGCCTTGGCGTGTGCGGCATTGCCGGGGAGCGGTACCTTGTAGGTGACGCCGGGGGTGCCGACCTTCCCTGTCGACGCGTTGCGCAGGATTGCCGCCGAGCCGACATACTTGGGCGACCCAGCTCGACCCGTTGCATTGTTGCCATTCAGCCCGATGACAACGACGACGGCCGTGCCGGATACAGGTGCAAGGTTGAACGGGTTGCCATCCAGACCCCAGCCGAGCCCGGTGGTGTCGACAGAAGGCGATGGCGCCTGCCAGTTGAACGCTTCGCCATCGGTGCCCCAGCCGAGCCCGATAAGGTCGCCGGAAAGGGGCAGACTCATGTGGACGTCACCGTGCTGTCGCCGAAGTACACCAGCGTGCCATTGGCCGATGCAGTCTGCTGGGTTGCCAGCGTGCCGTAGAACGTCACTACGCCGTCCTCAGTGGGGCTGATGGTCAGCGACAGTTGCTCCCATGTGCCTGCGGCAGCGCTGCCCGAGACGGACGCATCATCCACCCCGGCCACTGAGCCGCCGCGCACGGCCAACCCCCCGACTGCGAAAGTCGTGCTGCGCTGAGTCCACACCCGCACCGTGATGGACTTGCCCGCGAGCACCGCGACGCGCATCAGTTCGGCGCCGTACGGCTGGATCGAACGTGCGTAATCATTGACCAGCAACTTGATACTCTGCGCGGTCGCGCCGTGCACCGTCGTCTGGTCGACTGTCTGCGTGACGCCGTAGGTGTACACCCGGTTATCCCACCGATTCCCGTTGACGGCAGTGCAGCGCACCGTCGTGTGTCCCACAGAGTTAAAACTGTTGACCACTGCGTCGCCGAGTATCGGGCGATCGAGCAGCAGGGTGCCGCCGGTGGCATCGAGCACTGAACCGTTCGTGTTGTTCTTGAACGTCGTGCCGCGCACCCGCGCGCGCCCGGTGCATGCGATCCCCGTCAAGCAGTTGTCGATCTGGCTGATCAGGAGGTCGGCAAACATGTCGTCGTGCGTCTGCGGGAATGTGATGCCGCTCGAACGCGAGCCGGTGATGCGCCGTATCCGTAGCTTGTATCCACTGAACGCCTGCCAGTCGAGTTCGAGCGCCTGATCGTTGTCGACCAGATTGCCAAGGTCGTAATCGCCGACCCCGTAGTTGGCATAGCTGGCCGTACTGACGCTGATCCCGGTGTAGCAGTTCACGATGCCAAGCACATGGAACTTGCGCCCGCTCGACTGCGAAAAAGGCGTAGCGCCTTGGAAGTAGTGCGCAAACCCGATCGTCGAGTCAGGCAGATACAGGTAGCCGAAGAGTATGGTGTACAGCCCGTAGTTCTGGCATACCTCGCCACTCAGCCATGAGACACCCGTCTGCGACGCCATCGCGGTGCGATCCCAGCCCCCGGTCATTGTGATAGGGCTGGCGAGTGTGCCGGCGGCTGTCGGTATAGACACGGTGTTGCGCGTGCGTAGCGGGCACACGGCATAGGTCGTAACCGACTCCGTGGTGCCGCGGTACGGCCGGGCTGGCGTGGACGAACCGGAGTCGTTCTGGTTGCCCAGCACGACGGTCGTGCCGTCGATCGACATGATCGGACGCCACTCAGGCTCGGCCACGTTGTTCTTGCCGATCAGGCACCCATGCGATAGGTGCCCCGCTGCGCCCCATGCCTTCGTGGCGATCACGTTGTCGATCGACAGGCTGCCCATCGGGCGGGCGCTCGCATAGAGTGCGATGGACTTGACCCCGCTCGGCAGCGCGGCCCCGCCGTTTTCGAACAGCACCGGCATCGGGCGGGTTGAGCCCCCGATGCCCTGCAACCATGATGGCATCGTCAGCGTGACAATCGGCACCGCGCCCGCAGAATCCGAGCAGAGCGCCACATTGACCAGACTGCTGAAGTTGGACCCCGAGGTGTACATCCACATCGAGATGCACGAGTACGCGCTGAGGTCGAGATTACTGACGGCCTTGTACCCGATCAGCCCGCCCGTGAAACCCGCGGCGATGGTGAACGTGTTCGAACTCGTGCCCTGCTTGCGCGAACTGCCCGTACTGAGCGCCGTCGTGACGTTGGTGCCCCCCGTCCACGTACTATCACAATTGTCGACCGTGAAGGTTTGCGCAGCGGCCAGCGCGACGGTGCCGCTGTTATCCGTCCACGTCGCCGCGCCCAGACTGATCGGGTCGGGCGAAGCAATTACCCGCACCGAATCGCCCGCTGCGAGTGACATCGTGAACGCGCGCTTGCGAGTGGCAAACGACTGCCCATCGTTCGCGTCGTTGCCCCCTTCCGGATCGACGTACCACGTGGTCATGGACTAGCCCTTACGCAATTTCGATCAGTGCGCTGCCTGCTGCGTTCGCCGGCATCGTCAACGTCAACGTGCCTGCCGTGATCGTCTGTGCGCCGAACGTGTGGACGCTGACCGCATTCTTGCCGGTCGCCGTGGCGTTGTAGATCAGCGCGCAGTCGAACGCGGTGGTGAGCGTGACATTCGAGAAGACGATCGACGCCGACGGCGTGACGACGCCCGACGTGCCCGAGGTCGACGGCGCAATGCCGAACGTGACGGGTACCCCGCCGGCAGCGTAGTTCGTGCCCGTGACTTCGCCCGTCGCCGAGTACGCCGACGTCGCCGGGCCTAGCGAACTGCCGGTCAGGTAGATCGCCGCCTTGAACGTATCGGCCGCACGGTACGCGGCGCTGAAGGCGTGCACGCCGTTCAGCAGGTCGGACTTGAACGACGTGCACATCGCTTGCGTATTGGCTGCCATGACGGCTCCTTATCTATCCAAAATTGGCGGTTTCCCCCGAGCCCGCGACCGTCTTCAATGTGACGTGCGCGCTGCGGTGAACCATATCGCCGGTTGTTTTCAGGTGGTACTGTACCCATAGGACGACTTCGTTTTCATCTTCGAACCCGCCTTCCAGCTTCAGAAGGTCCGATTCGTCCATCTGCGAGACTTCGGTAGCGCCCGGGAGCGCGACATTGATCAGTGCCATGTGGGGGACTCGTTGGTTAAGAAAAGTTACTGGGACTTCATCATCTCGACCGGCGTTACGCTCAACGCCGCGCCGAATGCGCCGTAGTACGTTGCCGTGCCCGGGATCGCGACCGGCACCGCGGCGTTGGGCGGGATCGGCACCCCGAGCGCAGCCGCCGGCACGGTGTTGTTCGACTGCGCGGTGAAATACGCCATCGAGGCCGAGGCGTTGGCCACCAGCACGACGGATGACGGGGTTGTGACTGCTGCGACGCCGCCACTCGTGACAGCGACGGTTGAGCCGATCTGGCGAACTGGTTGCATGGTTGCTCCTACTGGATGGTGAGGGTGCCGGTGAACAGGTTGATCACGTCGCCGCTCGCGTCCGTCACATCGAGGTCGTAGTAGGCGGTCGTGGTGTTCCACGCCAGCCCGGCCGTCTGCAGCAGCGGAATGATGGTGAGCGCCGCCGAGTCCACGGTGATGCCGCTGCCGTTAGTCAGGACGGAGAGCGGTGCGCCGGCGTGGTTGGCGTCTGCCCAAAAAGTCATCTTGACCTGTACCCCGGCAAGCTGTTGTGGGGTGTTCCACACGACTGAGCCGCCCGAGAGGTAGGCAGGCAGCAGCGCGCTGCTGATGTCGTTCAGGGAAATCGTGTCCGCGTCGACGACCGTCGCATCGTGGAAATCCGCCGTGACGGGCGGGTAGCGGGTGGCATTGAGCGAGGACATGCCGCCGATGCCCACCAGCGCAACCGGCCATCCGTTTGGTACGCCATGCGCAGGCGCGGTGATCCGCACAGGGGTGCCTTGCGTGATGCCCGTGATCGCAGCGCTGGCGAGAACCTTCGAACCCCACCGGATAATGGGATTGAAGGTTGCCCCCGCTTTAACGAAAAAATTTTTCTGTTCAGCGCAGCCGGCCACGATAACCTCACTCAAAAGTTACCGAAGTCTACAACTATTCACTCCCCCGGCATAGCAGCGTCAGGATCGCGCGCGAACGCAAGATTGGCCTTCAGCGACGGCAATTCGCGCCGCTGCACCCCGAACCCGAGCCCCGAATTCATCCCCAACATGTACTGCGCCATGCGGGTGCGAATCGCCGACGCCTCGCTGCGGATCGGCTGCGTCGGGTTGGCGGCGTTGAACTCCTGCAGCTTGCTGGTGGCTGAGCCGAGCGTGTCCTGATCGCCGGTCTGTGCCGCCTTGTAGAACTGGTCGGCGATGAGCCCCTTCTGATAGGACTGCCGGTCGCGCCGCGCTGAAGCGAACTGCTGCGCTTCCATCTCGGTGGCGCGCTCGCCGGAATTGAAGCCGACTGCCTGCCGTGCGATGTCCCACCCGGTCGGCTTGGCCATCGGCAGCGGGTTGCCCCTGCCGTCGGTGTAGCCATGCTGCGCGAGCTCGGCCGCCTTGAAATACGGCTTCAACCCGCTCGGCAGCGCAGCCTCAATGCCCTTCGCCCAGTAGCCGTCGGAGATTTTGTCCATCGCCTGCGCGATGCCCACTGCCCCGTTCAGCGCCGGCCCCATCAGCGCCATTGACTGATCCGACAGCCGGTCTTTCAGCAACTGGCGGCTGGCCAGAAAGTCACTGCCCGGCAGCAGGTTTTCGAGCCCGAAAGTGGACGAGTCGAAGTTCGCCGCGCGCGGCAGGCCGTGAGCGATGATGTCGCCCGCAGTATGTCCGAACGTCTTGGCTAGGAAGTTCTGCGCGTCGATCCGGATGTCGCGCGGGTCGTTGTTATCGTTCGTGAAAGTGTTGTACAGCCCCGCGAAGACGTTGGCGAACGGCAGCCCCATTGCGCCTGAAATCATCATCGTGGTGGCCATCAGCCCGCCGAACTCCTTGCGGGCTTCCGACGCGCGCTGCAGCCCGGCAGGCGACTGGTCCTTGTTAAACATGCCGTCGTGCACCGTGCGCGCGATCTGCTGCATCGTCTGCAGGTTGTAGTTCATGAACGCGGTGAGCAGCGGCGTCACCTTGCCGGCGAACCCGTTCTTGCTGATCGCGCGAGCCGTGTTGGTCGGGTCGAAGTTGTCCATCGCGCGATCGACGGCTTGGATCGCATACTCGACGTTCGCGGCGTGCCCTTCCTGCGTGACGTTCTTCGATCCTTTTTCGGCGAGCCGGAACGCGGCGAGCCCGGTCGCGAGGCGGTTGGTCATTTCCGCGTACTGCGCGGTCATGGACGCCATGCGCTGCAAGTCCTGCTGGCGCTGCGTGCCACCAAGCGACATCATCTGAAGCTGGCGCGTCTGGCCAAGATTCAGGATGCCGCGGTCGTGAAGCTCCTGCACGAACGCTTCCTCAGTCGGCTTGAGCCCGAGCCCCTTGAACTGCATGCCCGTATCGAGCACGCCGCGCAGCCCGTCAGCCTGCCAGCCTTTTGCCAACGTGTTGGCCACGACTTTCAGCGACACGCCGGTGGCACCCGCGATTTCCTTGGCGCTGTTCACGAACCCGTAGCGCGAGCCCAGCAGCGGCAGCGCGCGGTGGAACGGTTGCGCGGTGGTGCGGATCAGGTAGGCTGGCGAGACTGCCAGATAGAACGCGTGGCCCAGCGAGTTGATCGTGTTGATCGTCGTGTTGTCCACCGACTTGTGGTCGTTCGCGTAGCGCTTGGTGATCTCGTCGAGCGTGTCGGTGGCGCGGATACGGCCCCCGGCGGTGCCTGTCCGGTTCAACTGGTCGACGCTCGCGCGCATCTGGTTGAGCGAATCATCGAAAGCGCGCTGCGTATAGATGCTTGCGGTATCGCGTACGCCGCCCATCGCCCGGCGCGAGTAGTTGCCGAGAAAGTCCGCATCGTAGCCAGGCACGCCTTGGCGATTCATCTTCGCCGAGCGTGATGCTGTTTCCGGCAGGATCGAGAGCAGCGAGCGGGTCAGCGTCTCGCGCATCGCGTCGGCCGCCTGCTGCGGCAGCCCCGCGTTCTCTGTCGTCGAGTGCAGGCTGGCAAGCATCTGGCGCAGTGCCGGGGACGTGCCTGCCACGAACGACGGGTCGTTGTAGGCGAGCTTGCCCCACGCGTTAGAGTCCTTGACCATCGCCGTGCCGGCGGCGCCCACGAGCTTCTTGTGCAACGCTTCAGCCTGCTCCTGCGAGTTCACGCGGAAAAACACGTTGCCGTCGTTGCCGACGAGATTGCCCACCACCTTGTTGGTGCCCTTCAGCGCGTCCTGAATCCGCTGCTGCGCGAGCTCGTCCACGCCCTTGAGCGACGCCTTGACGAAGTAATCGCCGCTGCGCCCGAGCGAAAAATATGGGTTCTGCGCCTGCGCGCGGTACATCTGCTCGAGCTCGTTCATGTGCCCACGTAGCATCGATCCTTCCGGCAGCTTGCGCGCGTCGGCAAACATGGCGTTTAGTCGTGCGTCGAGCGCCTGCGTCGCGCCGTCTGCGAACGTGTCGGGCTTCGTATTGCGGGCCGCCTCCAATGTCTTGTCCATGATGTCGAGCCGCCCGGCATGCGCGCGGGCCATCTCGTGCGCCGGCAGCGCGCCCTGCACTCGCGACTCCTGCGCGGCGCGCGCGGCGTCATCCGGCGCCATGCGCGTGAGGTCAGCCGCGAGCTTGGTGTACGAGCCCGAAGCAATTTCCATCAGGTTGCGCGCGATCGTCGAGGTGGTGTTTACCAGCAGCTTGTGGTTGAGCAACTGGCCATCCACGATCGCCTTGGCCGCCTCCGGATTGGAGCGCTGAAGCTGTGTGAACTGGCGGTGGATGTCGTCCACGTACGCCTTATTGTGCGCAGGGATGTCGCGCCCGGCCTTCACGTTGTCCGCATAGTTCATGCGGTAATCGAAGCCCCCGCGCGATGCTTCGCCGCCGATGGTGGCCATCTGGCGGGACAGTTCCCGTTGCTGGTCGCCCGGCAGCTTGTTGAGCATCTTCTGCACGCCGTCGGCGAATGCGCTTACCGGCTTCGTGATGAACATGCTGGCGATGCGCTTGCTCTCGTGAGCCTGCTGGTAGGCGTCGAGCCCCTTGGCAAAACCGGACTCCACCATCTCTGGCAGCGCGCGGATACGATCAGCCAGATATTGCACGGTCTTCCACGACGCGAGCGCGCGGTACGCCGCCGGTTCAAGCGCCGCAATGTTGAGCTTTTCGCCCACCTTGTCGGCGAGCCCGCCCAGCTTGCTGTACTGATCGTCCGTCACCTTCGCGGCATCAGCCGGCGACTTGCGGAACTCCAAGTCCTTGAGCGAGCCTTCCGGCAGCGGGAACCCTACCGGCTCGCCCTGCTGCCGGAAAAAGCGATCGTTCACGGCCAGCGCGCGCTCCAGAAAATCGGGTTTGGCTGTCGCCGGCATCCCAAGCAGCTTGCGCACAGCGCTAACCACGCGCGCCCACAGTGTCGGCTTGTCCTTGCCCACCAGCGACGCGTCTTTGAGCGTCTTCTGGAATTCCGGGTTGCTGTTCAACTCCGCGATGAACTCGTGCGGGCTCGTGAAACCGTACGCCCATGCGCGGGGGTCTGAACTGCCGAACGCCTTCGCCGCCTCGTTTGCGATGGCGACGATCTCGCGATAGCCCTGCAAGAGTTTCGCTTCCGCCTGAGTCTTCGGCTTACCGCCACTGCCTTCAATCGCTGCAGCCGCATTGATCCGGTCGGCGGTCGCCGCGTGGACGGCTTCGTGCAACACGTTGTGCTCGTTTTCGCCGCCGGGGTAGATGTCGACGCGGTTATCGATCGTGTCGTAGTTGCCGGTGACGCCTTCGCGGCGCGCGAGTGGCTTCTGCGCGATGGTCGTGCCGCTATCAATTGCGGCGAGCCGCGTGGCCAGTGCTCGCGCTTCAGGCGTCGCGCCCGTCTGCGCGATATGGTTAAGCGTGTCGACGAGCTTGTCCGAGCGCTGCACCTGCGCCACCAGACGCGGGTTCTCGCCATACACGTCAGACGACGCCACGTTGCGATATGACTCTGTGTACGGCTTCGTCGCGGCTTCGCGGGCGATGTCGCTGATCGACTGCGCAAATGCCTCGCTGTTGGTCTTGCCGCTCACGACGTCGGCCAACTGGTTGCGGAAACCTTGCAGGTCTTCGTAGCGCTCCTGTTCGAGCGGCGTCAGTTTCTCGCCGTCGCGAATCCGCTGATTGAAGCTCGCGAGCGACGCGTCCACCATGTCGGCCGTGTCCTGCGCGTGCGAGCGCGGGCTTTGGGTGAGGTTTTCCGGGAGCGCGGCATCATGGCCCGGCGCGCTGGTCTGTGCCGGCGCCATGTTCCCTTCCGGCAGTGCGGCGTTCGTCGCGGCGGGCGCTTGCGTCTCCACCGATGCCGGGATGTTCTCGGGCAACGTGTCGGCCTGTGTGGGGGCTTCGGGCAAGGCACGGGCAGCAGCCAGATTGTTCTGTTGTTCAGCGATGTCTGCCGCTTTCTGCGCAGCGCGTGCAGCAATCTCACCACGGTTCTGGTGATCCGCCAGTTGCTGTTGCGCCTCTACCAGTGACTCACTTAGCGCATTGTGGCTATCCACTTGCGACTGGTGGACCCGTTGTGCTTCGGCGAGCGCAGTCTGCGCCGCTTCGAGTCGGGTGTTGGCCTTAGCCAAGCGCGCGCCCCCGAACGGTGCCGAGGCTGAAGCCTGCAACTGGGCGCCGTCCGCTTCCTGCTGGGCTTTGAAAGCCGCATCTGCAGCGGCCTGTCGCCCTGCGGCTGCGGTGTCGACCTGCTTCTGCAAACTATCCGCCGTACCTTGCAAAGCCTTGCCTAGCGTATCTTCCTGCGGCTCCTGCGGAGTCTCACCTTTCCACTTGTCGAGCAACGCCTGCATGCGATCGCGCGTGACGCCCTGCCCCAGCTTCTTGTCCTGCAACGCGTTGGTGAGCGCGTCGATCTGTTCCTGATGCGTGGCCAACTGCTCGAGCCCGAGCGCGTCCAGCTTCTTCTGGAAAGGCGTCATTGACTGCTGCTTGGTCGAGAAGTCGTTCGCCTGATTCACAGCATCGATATCGGCCTTGATCGCGTCCACCGGCTTGGCCGCGCCGGCGAGCGCTGGCGCGGCTTCCGGGGAAATAGTTGCGTTTCCGGACGGCTCTGCCGGCGGTGTAACTATTCCATTTTCCGGGGCCGGCTGCGCAGTGGGCTGATTACGCAGATCGTAAAGCTCGCCCATCGATAGCTCGCGCTCGATGCCGGTATCTGCTGCGCTCACACGTACGCCAGACGGCTCGCCGAGCGCAGCCTTGGCATCGGCGCGGCGCTTGGCCTGCTGCGACTTCGTGAGGCTGTCGTTGTCCGCGCCGGTGATCTTGTTGATCATGTCCTGCGCTGAGATGCCGGGCTCCGGACGCATCGCGGCCTGAAGCATGGACTGCACGGCGCTCGCGCGCGTGGTCGTGTATTCCTGCGCAAGCTGTTCCGGAGTCTTCGGGGCGTTCTGTGCATTCAGGAACTCCTGCACCACGCTCACGTCTTTCGTCGACGAGCCATCCGGGAAGGTGTACGAGTCGCCTGCGCGCTGCACCAGCCCGTTGCTGTTCGCGATCATCTGATCGATCTGCGGCGCCGTCGGGTTGTTCGGCAGTTGCAGCGGGGCCGCGGCGGGCGCAGGTTCCACCGGCTGCGCGCCCAGCCCGAGCAGTTTTGCGCGTGCTGCGGCCTGTTCGTTTTCTGGCAAGCCGTTGATGTAGTCGTCAACTTCCTGATGACTGCGCGCCACGGTCCCGTCGGGGAACACAATGTTGGGTGACGGGTTGTTGGTGAGCAGCGGTGTGGCCGCGGCGGGCGTCTCAGCAACCGGCGTCTCAGCAACCGGCGCCTGCACCGCACCCGGATCGAACAGGCCCGTATCCACCTTCAGCGGCAGCCCGTGATCGATCGCGGTCTTTGCGTTCTGGATGAACGCCAACTGCGCTTCAGATGTCGGCAGCGCCTGTGCATACTGATCCGCGAGTTGCTGGCGCAGCGCAGGCTCTGTCTTTTCGCTGGCGAGCGTCGCCGTACGTGCGGAAGCTGAGCGCACCTGCAGCGCGCGTGAAGCGAGCCCGAGCGGCGTCAGCACGGCACTTAGCGCGAGCGCCTGTGGGATCGACGCGACAGCCGCCGCCAGCGGGTCTTGGTCATCGATACCGTACGCATTGTTCACGCCCGCGGTCACGCTCGACTGCGCGGCCATGAGGGTGGTGTTCTCAACCGCGCCCGTTGCACCCGCCTGCAGCCCGGCTTTCAGCCAGCCACCACTGCCCGTCAACTGGCCGAGCACCTGATTGGCGAGCGGTACCGCTTCCGTACCGACAGCTTTGCCGAATGCGTCGCCGACCGCGCCGAGTACCTTGCCGCCCACCATGCCCGCCCCAACCTGCGTGGCGAATGTCGTTGCCGCATTCAGGCGCGACGCGGATTGTGCAGCTTCTGGCGAGAGCCCCTTGGCCTGCGCGGCTTCCAGCGTCTGCTGCCCCGCCTGCCCCGCCGCGAGCGCGCCGATGCCCGCCGCCCCGATGGCTGCAGAAACCGCAGTGGGTACCGCCACTGGGAGTGCTGCCGCCGCGAGCATGCCGCCGCCCACCGCGCCTGCGATGGTGGGCAACTGCTCGGCGCCAGACGCCAGAAAATTAGTGACGCCGCCGTGCTGGTCTGGCTGCATGGTGAGCCATGACTGCTTGCCCATCCCCTCACCAAAGCCGCGCACCGCTGCGCCTGCGTTATCCGCGCCCGCAAATTGCAGCGCCTGCCCGGCCATCGTTGGCAGATCAGCCAGGGCGCCGCGCGCAAGGCCGGTGCCGACTTCAGCGATGTTGCCGCGCGCGGGGGCAGGCGGCCGGATACCTGTTACGTCGCCATCCGTGGAGGGCGCAGGCGACTGGATGTTGGTGACTTCCCCGGTAGCGTCGTTAGTTGCCATTGTTATTTTTGATCATCCCATTGACCGTTGCGATATACCACCGGCTTGCCGTTGCGCACGCCCGTCGAACCTTCCACGATGCTCGGCTTGGCGGCCGGCGGTGTGGTCGGACTCAACGGTTGCCCAACCATGCCGCCAACGGGCAGTGCGTAGCGTGGAGCGGGCATCGGCCCGAACGGCGTCTGTACGATGTCGGAGCCCACTGCGCGCGGCGTGTTCTGGTACTGGTAGTGCTGCTCGCCAATTTCAGCCTGCCGTGCTGCCAGTGAGTTGTCCGAGCCATACATCTGCGCCCCGGCCATCGTGCCCGCGTTCGCGATACCGGCGACTGCACTGTTAAGGCCGTTGGCGCCCTGTGCCTGCGCGGACCCTTCGTTGTTCTGCCCCGCCACCGCATGCAGAATGCCGCCGATTGCCCGGCCGCGTGTCGCGCGCTCGAAGATGTCGCCGCCGCCTTGGATGTAGTTGAGCGCCTGATCCAGAAAATTCTGCGCATACGCCTGCTGGCGCTCATACCCACCACTGATCGTGCTCGACGGGTTCTGCAGTCCTGCGGTGATCGGCGTGGCTGCGACAGGCATGCTGTTGGCCACCGGCGGCGTACCTGCTGACGGCAGATTCACGAGCCGGCCGCCATCCGGTACATCTGCCATGCGTGCGGCAAGCGTCGGGTCGGCGCTGGTCGTCGCTGCAGCCGCCGCGGCGGGCGCGGCTGCCGGCACTGCGGCAGCCGGTGCTGCGGGTGTGACAGGCGCGACAGCGGGGCCGCCGGGCACGCCGTACGGCGTCGGACCACGTGGCACGAAGCCGTTTACGGCCGGGGGCACCACGACCGGCGGCTGCAGGTTTTGCGGTGTCTGCTGCGCGAGCGCCGGCAGGTTCGGCTGAACCTTCGGGATCGGGTTAATCGTCGGCGGGAGCCCCGGGATCGCGAGCGCCGGCAAGGTATCGGTTGGATTCGCCATTACGGGCTCCTTAGTTGCTGTAGTTGTAGTTCGTGTTCGTGTTGTTGCCGGTGCTCGTGCTATCGACCGTGGTGCTCGACGTGCTCGTGCTGTTGGATGTTACCTGCGAACTGCTGCTGGAAGTGCTGTTCGCCGTGCTGACCGAATCACTTTGATGGAAGCCGACTTGGCCCGACAGGTTCACAGACGACAGCGACGCGGCGGCGAGTTGCGCGGCGACCTGCGCCCCGCCCCGGATCGACTCGATCAGCAGATTCACCTGCTGGATGAGCGTCTGCACGTTCGCTTTCGCCGCCTCGATCCGCAGGTTGCCTTCAGCCACGGCCAGATCAGTCTCCGCACGGAACACCGACACGTCGCCACTCAGGCGCGAGGCTTCGCCTGACACGGCTGCCGTGTATGCGCCCGTCTGCGCGGAGTAGACCTTGGCCACGGCGTCAACGCGTGAGGTTTCGGCCCCGACCTGATCGCGGTACACCTCAGTGCGCGCCTTGAACAGTTCGAGCGGAACTTCCTGCCCAACACGGATCGCAAGATTGGCCTGCGCCGTCACCGCGTCCACCGTCGCGCGGAAGCCCGCCACCTGACTGCTGTAGGCGTCAGCCTGTGCCTTGAACACGTCGGCCTTGGCCACCTGTGCGCGGATGAGCGTCGCATAGCCGTCGTATTCAGCCGTCTTTGCGCGCACCGTTTCAGCGTAGGCGCCCACCTGTGCCGCGAAACCGTCGATCGTCGTTTTGTTGATGCTCGCCTGCACGTTGGCTGCATCCACCTGCGTCTTGAAAATCTCGATCACTGCCTTGGCGGCTTCGACGCGCGCGGTGTAGACCTGCACGGCCTGCATGTTCAGCTCGCCGATGAGTTTCTGCCCGTCGAGCTGCGCGCGGTAAATCTCGAGCTTCGCCAGTTCAGCCTGCACCGCGGCCTTGTATTCGTCGACCTGCGCGGCATACAACTGGATGTCGGCTGCGTAAGCGGCGACCGTCTCATGGTAAATGTCGATCGCAACCTGTTGCGTGTACTTGGCCGTCTCGAATGCCCGCTGCGCGATCTGGTTTTGATACGTGATCAGCCCTTCCTCGACCTTCCACGCCTGATCGAACGCGAAGCGCCGGTTCGACTGCTCGAGATCGGCCTGCTTGATCGCGATGTCGCGCGAGAGCCCCGACAGCGTTCTGTTGGAATCCTGCATTGCCTGCTGGATGTCCATATCGAGTGCGCCCGGCGGCTTGGAAAAACCGCGCGACGCAAACATGCGGTACGACTCGCCGATCTTGCGGCTAAGCTGCACGTTTTCGCGCGTACGTGCCTGATCCCAAATGGCCTGTTCAACTTCCGGAGACAGGCCCGTAGCCGCCCCATTGATCCATGTATCGAGCACACTGCGCAGGTCGGTGAGCAGCGACGACGTGTAAGTGGGCTCGGCGAAGCTGAAGATGTATTGCGGCGCGAGCGGGTGGTCCGGTGTGACAGCCGTGAAAGTCGGCAGGCTCAGCAGCGGCGCCACGGGTACGTCGATCCCGAGCAGGCTCGGCACATCCGGCAGCACGATGTCCGGAGACGCGGGCATGGCGATGGCGGGTAGCTGCGGCGCGAGCGGCACCGTTGTCGTGAGCGGCGCGGGCACGGTCTGGTCGAGATCGAGCACGGGCATCTGCGCATTGAACTGCGGCGCCACGCCCACGTCGGGTACCGCCACGCTGGTGAGCGCGGGTTCGACAGGTGCCGCCGGCAGGTTAAGCGCGAGCCCGGTGGGTGCCGTCGGCGCCGTCGGCGCAGCAAATGCTGCGATAGCCTCGCCCACGGCCGGCAGCGTGCCGTCGACCTGCGGGATTGCCTCGATCTGAGCCGCTGCCTGCGCAAGTTCATTCAGGAAACCCGTCGCCTCGTTGAATGCGAGCGACGCGTACTGCTGCGCGTTGTTAAACCCTGCGGTGACGAGTTCGTTTGCGGAGAGCGTGTCTGACATGCTGGTTCCTCACTGTTTCAGGGCGCCAATATCGTAGCGGCCAATTATCCATTGCACAGGGTCTATCGAGCCATCGGCCGCGCCGTTGGGTGTCGGCAGCCAGTTGCCGCCGAGCGCGCCGTCAGTCTGCACGATGCCAGCCTGCCCCAGTTGCGCCCGCCATGCGGTCGGACGTTGCGTATCGGCGTAGTAGTGGGCGCCCATCGCGCGCTGCGCAGCGAGCCCCGCCGCCGGTATCCCTGACCACGTGTTGCTGCCGTTGGTTTCCGCGTAGACGAACGTCTGCCCGGTCGAGCCGCGTGCGCCGTCCCACGGCAACGCGTAGGTGATCAGCAGCGTGCCGTTGATGAACTGCTGCGGATAGATGCGGGTCCGGTCGGCCACCGGGGGGCTGCGAAACCGCACCTTGAACGGCGCTATCACTGTGCCGTTACGCGACTTGCCGTTGAATATCCACACGCCACTTGCGTCGGCCATGACGATCGCGACAGCATCTGTCACGACGTCATGCAGCACGGCAAGCGGTGCGCCATCTAGCGCGAGCGGTACCCAACGGTTAGTGCGCAGGGTGTAATTGAATGCCCCGCCCGTCGTAATCCCGAACGCCTGCGCGTCCGCGTGCGTAAAGGCGATATCGATAATGCCCGGCGGCGGCGAGCCGATCGAGAAGGCACCCCCGCCCAACTGCACAGGTGCGAGCACCCCGCCCACCGAGAACACCGCGTTGCCCGTCGGGGTGACGTGTGCCCACGGGTCGAATTTGACGCTGGTCGTCCACTGCCCGTATCCGCCGGTGTCGTCGGTGCCCCGGAAATTGCCCAGGCCGTTGCCGCGCCACACGATCTGCTGGCTGCTTGTGCTCCACAGGAACGCATAGCCCATCCAGTCGGCCTGATTGCTCCACTGCGGCCCATAGACTGACGAGTTGCCCATGCCCTGAAACATGGCCGCGATCAGCCCCGACGTCGACGGCTGCGAGAGCGGGAACACCTGCGATGTCCGATGCGAGCCGTACGTCCCGTAGCCCCCCATCGTGTCGACACCGAACCCGAAAACGGTATATGCGCCCTCATTGGATGAGCCGGCGCGCACCGCTGTGTAGCCCTGCACGAACGTGGTATTGCCCCACGTAGTGTTGGGGTAAGTCTCGCCCGACAGGTTGATATCCGGGTCCGTCACTTCCTGCTGCGCGCCGTCTTTGCCGATCAGCAGCAGACTGCGGTGCGGCGCGAAGTTAGGCGTTGGGTGGCCCTTATAGCCCGTATCTGATCCAAACGGGTTAAACCAGCTTTGGGAGCGGTCATCGGTTGCTGTGAACGCGTTCATGAAAAACTGGTCGGTCACGGCGTCGTACGTCAACTGGCCGCCCCAATCGGGCTGCGCGACCAGCGTGCGGCCCAGTTCTTTCATGTTGGCGTCCAGCCGCACAAGCTGGCTGCTGTTCGGCACGGGCGCGACATAGAAAGCGAATTGCTGGTCGTAGTTCGGCGCCGCATAGGCAAACATCACCGTGGTGGCCGTCTTGTCCGTCACGGCGCCGAGCAGGATCGCACTCGAATAAGGCTGCGAGTACTTCTCGCCGTTAGCCGCCGGCACCTCGACGACGGGCAGTTCCACATCCACCGCCGGCAACTCGATCACTTCGGGCTCAGCGGGCGCGGGCGTGGCCGGTGCGCCTACCACGGTGATCGAATCCTGCCCGTGGATAGAAGACACGCGCATCTGCGTGCCGTCTTCGAAATTCAGCGTGCGCGTGGCCATCGGCAGGCCGCCCAGCTTCATGGTGTTTTTCATGATGCCAAGCTGCACGCGCGCCGCGCCCATCTGCGCAATGGCCGCTTCGTCGTCGCCGTCTACCTGCTTGCGGACTGGGCCTGTCTCACGCATCGCCGCCACCAACGCGTCGGCGCAGTTGGGTCGGCTTCAGTTCGATCGAGTTGAGAGTGAAGTCCGCGCCGTTCTGGTTCTGGATTTCAAACTGCCAGTAACGCGCACGCAGCCCCTTGCCAATGCGGAAGTGGTTGCCGTGCAATCCTGCCCGACCTGTTGCGGAGAGCAGGTAATCGCGCGAGTCCACCTCGTCGGTGTAGACGCGGATCACAAGATTGCCGTCGGTGCGGTAGCCGACATACGAACGGTCCACGCGCTTGAGGAACGACGTGCCGAAATCCGTCATGCCGATGCGCGCTGCCGCCTGAATGATCGCGCCATTGTCCCGATCGCCGCCGATCGCAAAGAGCCCTTCCGCGCTTGCCGCGAGGTACAGACTTCCGAACCGGGCGAAGCTGTTGAACGGGAAATTGGTGTATTGCGTGAGCGCCATCGTCTCGGTGTGCATCACGATCGCGGGCCGTGCGCCCCCATCCGGGTCCGCGCCGGTGGCGGCCGACGTGGTGCCTGTCGCCTGCAGGATCAGCAGCGGCAGGGTGAGTGTGACAGTCGCGGGGGCGCTGTAGTATCCGGCCGCCTCGAGCTTCGCAACCGGCAGCGTGAGCGAGACTTCGCCAACCGTGCCGGCGAATCCCTTGATCGCGAGCGCGAGCCGCGGCAACGTCAAATGGACGCTGGACGCCACCCCGGGCGTGGCGCTCGCCGCGATCACGGGCATCGGCAGCCGTAGATTGACGCCGCCCGCTATCGGCGATGCGCCAGACGTGGCCAGTGCCGGTGTCGGCAGCGCGAGCGTGACGCGCCCAGCGACGCCCGCTGCGCCCACGATGCTAAGGGACGGCGCCGGCAGCGCGAGCGCGATGCTATTCGCCTGGCTGATCGAGAGCGTCGGCGCCGGCAGCGTGAGTGCAACGCTTGCGCCGCTTGCTGTGCTGCCAGCGGCCGAGAGTGCCGGTGCTGGCAGCGTCAGGCTTACCTGCCCGCCGGTGGCCGTGACGCCCGCGCTGGCGAGCGCTGGGGTAGGCAGCACGAGCGCAACCGTCCCCGTTACGCCCTGAATCCCCCGGGATACGACGTAAGGCGTCGGCAATTTGAGCGCGACCGTGCCCGTCACATTGATGTTCCCCGCGGCAACCACGGGGGCAGGCAATGTGAGTGCGGCTGTTCCGGTAACGGTCGTCGGCATGCTTTATTGTGCCGGTACAGTCATCGCCCAGTTCTGGATCAGGGTGACTGCCCCTGCCACGAACGATGTGTTGGACAGATTCATCTCTGCACCCGAAGTCGCGATGGCGCCGTCGATACGGAAATACTTCGCCGTGCTGTCGAGCGCGCTCGCGTCAACGTAGCAGCCATACTGCCGGAACCAGCCCGCCACGCCTGCCGCTACGTTCGTGCCGCTCCACACGCCCGAACTGGACACGATGCCGTTGGCCGGCGCGGTGAACTGCAAGCCGTTGACGGCAGCACTGCCCGCTATGCTTGCGCCCATGTTCGTGGGCGACGCTGCCAGCCCCCCCGCGACCGTCGCAGCCACCGCCAGACCGTTCGGCGCGGCTGCTGCCCCCGGCGCCGCTGCGATCGTGATGATCGTGCCATTGGTCGACGCAAAATACTCCGGGTACGATGCGCCGCTATTGATCATGGCCACCACATCAGCCATCGTCTGCGCGAGCGTGCTATTGAACGGCACGGGTGCCGGCAGGATATTCACGCCACCGACCGTGATCGTGTTCACGGTGCCTGACGAGCCGGTGAGTTGCACCGCGCCGAGCGAGGCGACTTCCGGCGTGTACGCCTGCCCGTTATTCGTGATCGTACACAGCCGCGTGCCAGTCGCGAGCGCGTCAGCAGACGACGGCTGCGTGCCAGTGAAAATGTCCATCTTGCCGTTGCGCAGTGCCTGTGCAATCGATCCGCCGTTTGCCAGATAGTTGCGCAGCCCGGTCGAGAGTCGCATCGTCATACAGTTCCCCTTTAAGTTTTGCTTGTCGCAATGAATCGGTTCGGCCCCGGTATGAACAGCGCCGCGCCCTGCCCCCCGACGTCGAAACTGAAACGCGACCGCGTAAGATTTTTCACGGTCAAGTCAGGCATGCCTACGCAGATGCCCTGCGTCGTCAGGAACATCGGCAACTCGCGCATGCCTGCCGAGCCGTCCTGAAACATCGTGCCGTCCACCATCGTCATCGCGCCATACACCGCGCCATAGCTCGCCTTGGGCACGTACTGAAAATCTGCGGGCGTTGAACCAACCAGCACGCCGCATGAGCGATCCGTGCCGATGAAAAAGCCGCTGCTCTTGCCCGAGTCGTAAAGCTCGCGATCGATGATCGGCGCCATCATCGTGATCCGGCCATCAGCCGGGATGTATCGGCGCGGATCGAAAAGCTCATAGGCGAACTCATCGGACGGGTAGATCACGTCCCCCTGTGCGACGAACATATGTCCGCGATAAAACGCAACTACCTGTCCAGCCGGTGGCGCCTGCCGGAACTGGGTGTCGAGCGGTAAATTCAGTTCGGTGGTGGCGCCCGCGTAGCTACCAGACGTTTGGGTATTGGCGAACACGCCGGCAAGGAACATTTCCTCGCCGTTGGGCGGGCTCAGATACAGCTTTTTAGCGACCACGCGGGGGTCAGCAGATACTGGCAACGTGTTGAACAGGAGTCCACCGCCGGCAGGCACCTGCACGAGCGCCGCGCCGGGCGCCCCCGACTCCTGCCCGTCGTTCATCGCCCACGTCAGCGTGAACTGGTAGGTGCCTGCGGGCATGTTGCCCACGCCTACCTGCACACCGGGCAGAGTTGGCGGTGCGGCCCCCCACGAGCGCACCGCCCCCTGCTCAATAACGCCCGTGTCGACTCCATTGGAGAAGTACGTGCGCCCATTGACCTGTATGAAGCTGACCGGCGCAGCGGCCTTCAGCGTGGCGAGCGTTGTGGCCGACATATCGGCATTCAACTGCTTCAGCACGCTGCCCTGCATGAAATAGCAGACGTCTCCCTGCGGATTGCTCCACACGGAGTGCGCGCTGCCGGCCGCGACCGTCGAATATCCATCGCGGCGCGAGAGCGCGCCCGACTTATCCAGATCGACGTTGTTCGCAACCGCGAGATCGCCCTGGCCGAAACGGTCGGGCGTCACGTCATTGCGCAGCCCTGAAAACGACGAGTAGGAAACGACGTCCTGATCGCGCTGGGGGGTCTGGTTGTCGGCCATCAGCGCACCCAGCTAAAGCCGTTCTGGCCGTACTTGAACCCGATATTCTGGAACATCTTGCGCTTGGCTTCCATGATCGCGGCGTCCACCGCGTCATCGAACGCTTTCTTGTGATCCGCGGCCGAAGTCGGCGCCCCCGCGTCTGCGTCGAACGTGCGCTGTGCACGGTACGCGGCCCACTCCAGCACATCGAGCTGGTAGCCCGAGGGGATTTCCGAGCGCCGATCCATGTCGCGCGCGTCGTAGCATGTGAGCGGCGTGCGCGCGACACGCATGGTGATGATCTTGCCGTCCTGATCCGGACCCGGGACCGGATAAATCGTCATCGTCACCCGCCCCTCGTGGTCATACACCAACGTCTCGTCGGTGTAGTACGCGATCGGGTTGCCCGGCGGAAGCTGGTACGGCGCGTTCGGGTTGAAGACCATGAAGCCCGGCGACGGCGCAGCCACCACCATCGCGTGCCCCGAGCGCAGCAGATCGCTCGGGTTATTGTCGTAGTTAGCCGAGAGCACAGACATGATGCTCTGGTGCACCGGGTACGTTTTCACGCCATTGCGCAGTCGCAACTGCACAACCTCCGGTGAGGTGCTGTCGCGCAGGATCAGCGTGCGACGCGCAAAACGGGTTTCCGCGTCACCGATATAGCGCACCAGCGTCTCGTCCGACCACAGCGAATCGCGATCCCCCGCGATGATGTCACTCGTATCGCGGAGAATGTTGAAACGCAGTTCGCTGAGTTGGTCGGCGAGATTCATGGCTTATTTCGGCTTTACCCAGCCCGCAGGGGCCGGCTTGTTGCGTACGATGCGGTACGGGAAACGCAGGCGGTCTTTCCAGCCCGTGATCTGGCGCGTCACTTCGTCCTGCACCGGCACAGACTTCACGGCGGCGTCGAGCACTTCAGTCAGGCCCACCGGCACCCATGCTTCGATGCCCGGGATCAGCTTGAACGCCGCGCCGTCGACCCCGATGAACTGGCCGCCCGGGGGAATGTCGTCGTTGTCTTCGAGCACAATCCACAGCCGGTCCTGCGTCTTGACCGCGAACTCGGGCGGGACGTCTTTTTTCTGCTTGACGTGTTTCGCAGTCGTCACAACCGGCGTGTCAGGCGGCAGTTCTTCCGAGCGGAATTCGCTCGGCACGTCTTCGCCAAGATTGGAGCCAAGCACGTCGGAGACGGCTGTGGCTTCGGGAGAGGGTCGGTTTTTGCGGGGGGTCGTCATGGTCAATCGTCCTTGGCTGCTGCGTTAAACGACGATGCAAACTCCATGTCTGCATCGGGGGGCGGTTTCAGGTTATCGAGGTGCTTGCCCACGAAGTCTTTAACCTCTGCGGCGGTCGAAAACGCGTACGTCTTCCACGGGTCTTGCCAGTTGGATTTCGGTTTCTTGTTTTCTTCGTCGATCTTGGGATCACGCACCTCAACGGTGTAGCCGTTCTCCAGCACTTCAATCCGTACGGAACAGTCCATCACCGTGGGCTCCTTTACTTGGAAAAAAGCCCCGGAGCGCGTGCGCGCGGCCGGGGACTCCTGTGGCGCGGCGAGAAACTTAGCCTTGCGCTTCGTAGACGTAGGTGGCGCTGGCGAGCAGCACGGATGCCGGGATCGTGATGCCACGGTCGCCGATCACGAAGCCCGTTGCGTCGACCGTCTGCGTGCCGGCCGCGATCGACTTCACGCTGTTCGCGCCCATGCCGTCCGACCATTCCCACGTGATCGGCGAGCCGGTGCCGACGATCTGCGTGAGCTTGAAGCGGCGGGCCTGAAAGCCGAGCGGCAACTGGTAGGCGACCGGGGTGCCGGCGTCGCCGGTGATCGAGCCCGAGGCGAAGTTCGCCACGCTGCTCGTATCGTTCTGTGTGAGTGCAACCACTTGGTTAGGCATGAATGACTCCTGCTGGATACGTTGAGGTGTGAGCCTATGCGCCCATATATAGGTATGGGCGCATAGTCAGCCTTATGCCGTTGCGGCCACTTCCAAACGCGCCATCCATGCGTCGTTCAGGATGACTGCGGTGGTCATGGCCTTCCAGCCGACCGTGCCGCGCTGTGCGAGCGGGTCGCCCGGCGCCGGCTTCGGATTCACCACCATCGGCACCAGCGAGTCCTTGCCCTTCAGCGGCACGATACCGAACGCGTCGCGGCCGAGGAACAGCACCGGATACACGTCAGCGTTCACGCCGGTGGTCGAGCGCATCGCGGTGCCCGAACCGGCATATGCGCCGCCTGCATCGGGGAACGGTGCAAAGACCGTCGAGGTCAGGTAACGGACCTGCTCGACCGCGCCGATTTCCATTTCCCACGGCGTCGTCGAACCGTACTGCTTGGTCGGGATGAAGCCCGTCATGCTACGGACGTCGGTTTCGCAGTCCGGGTGGACCAGCGCGACGTACGATGCTTCGACCGGCTCCGTGCGGAAATCGGGCGTCGACTTGACGATGCTCGTGATCTTCTTCGCGTTCTGGCGGGTGAGTGCCGTGGTCACGCGACGCTGCATCGCGAGGCTGATCGGCGAGTTCACCGCCGAGCGTGCGCCGCCGTTCGCCCAAAAGACGTTCAGGCCAGCCTTCAGGATGTTGTAGCGGATCGTCTCGATGGTCTGCGCGGCCGATTCGCCGAGCGCTTCGGTCGCCTGCTGCAGCACCTGATCCTCAGCCGTGTCGAGCACCTGATCGGTGATCGTCACGTAGTCGCCGTACTGCACGAGCGTAACGGTGTAATCCTGATTGGACAGTTGCTTGCCCGTCGGCGTCACACCTTCGACCAGCGGATTGAGCGCGAGCGGCGTGCTGAAGGCGTTTGCCGGGTTGCCGTCACCAGCCGCGCCCGTTGCGCCGAGCAGGAAGTAGCGGCGGAACTTGGCGACCTTCGTCGAATTCGTCGGGATCGGATAGGTCTGGCCGAACTTTTCCAGCACGAGATACGGCAGGCCGCGCTTGAGCAGTTGCGAAACGGCATACGCCGCCACCCGCGGGGAGATGTCCCCGTAATGCGTTGTTGCAGCCATGTGTGGCTCCCATAAAGGTCGAAATCTACGTTTCGGAGACTTTTACAGTGCCCCACAGCCCGTCTTGATTGGGTGCGTGCAGTGTGTTGCGAGGAATATAATTCTTGCGTATGCAGTTGTAAAGGGGAAAGTCTCTCAACTCGCCCCTTTGTCTAGGAAAAAATAGCGCACGTTATGGCGCGGCGGAAAATTCCTTGAATGCCCCGTCAAAATCGTTGGGGTCTTCCGCCTTCGACGGCGCCGTGCCTGTTCCCTTCACCGGCTTCAGCGCGGCCACGGCTGCCGTGGGCAGCGCGGCGTTGGGCTTGGGTGCCGCCGCGGGCGGCGCAGCAGGCGCAGGAGCCGCAGCCGGTGCAGGAGCCGCCGCGGCCGGCGCCGTCCAACCTGTTTCCTTGCGGAACCGATCGACCAGATCGGCGATGTCTTCCGGCGTGCCCTTGGCCGTCACCTGCTCGTACGCGGCCTTCAGGTATGCGGGCTGTTTCTGCACCCAGTCGAGCACCGGCTGGCGCACCACGTTGTAATCGGGGATCGCCTCGATCAGTTCACGGTATTGGGTCGACGACTCCAGACGCGGCACGACATCCATCAGCGGCTGAACCATCTTCGTGACTTCGCCGAAGATGTGCGTGACAAGCGTGTGGTATTCAGCGCGGCGCTTGAGCGCTTCGCCAGCGGCCACATCCGGCCATTCCTTGTCATACGCGGCGATCAGCGCCTGCTCATCGGCCGTGTAGATCGGCGCCGGGGCTTCGGCGGCAGGTGCGGGGGCTGGTGCAGGTGCCGGGGCGGCTGCCGGCGCCGGGCGGCTGCGCAGTTCCGCCAGTTCGGCCTGCAGGCGCTGATACTCGTCCGCGCTCGGCGGGGTATAAGCCGCCGGTGCCGGGCTGGGGGCTGGCGCTTCGGCTGCTGGCGCGGCCGGTGTCGGGGTGGGCGTGGGGGCTTGACCGTTAGTTGCGTCTGCAACTTCTTCCGATGCGGCCGGTGCCGGGGTGGGCGCGGGAGCGGGTGCCGGCGCGGCAGCCGGTTTCGGGTTGCTCAGTTCCGCGAACGCTGCCGAAAAATCATCTTCCGTCTGCTCCACCGACGCGACAGGGGCGGCAGCCGGCGTCGGGGTCGCTGCGGGCGTCGGGGCTTGGATCGTTTCTTCTACCGGGTCCATAGTTTTACCTCGTGGGGGTTAAGCACCTGTCGGCGCGTTGTCAGAGAAAAAATCCTGAATCAGGTCGTGCAGTACGCGGGCTCGCGCCTGCGCGGCTGGCAGTTCAGCCTGCGGGCATCGCAGCAGAGTCGACTGGGCTTCCACCAATCTGCGCTCCAATAGTCGCTGGAGCGCTGATAGCCCCGGTTCCCCCCGGTACCGGCGCACCTGCTCCGTCAGTTCCTTGAGGCGTTCCCGTTCCGCCAGCATCTGCTGGCTGGTTACTGGCTGAGTCATCTGTCTGTCCTTGTGGGGTGAGGGAGTCGGGGTTCAGCCCTTTTTCGAGGGCACTGAGGATAACGTTGGCCGTCTGCGCCTGCCCGGCGGCGGTGTTCTTGCCGGCCTGCGAGATGTCCTTGAGCGCTGCCGCGAGGATTTCCCGCACCTGCGCCTGCGCAAGCTGCTGCGCCTGCTGCTGCTGTTCCTGCTGCTGCTGCGCTACCTGCGCGTCCACCGCATCGCATTCCTTGTCGGTCATCACCAGATCGTCGACCTCCAGATCGCGTACGCGCACCTTCGCACGCAGCAGGTTGCGCGGCTTCAGATACTTCTTTTCCTCGTCGGTCAGCGTCTGCGACATCGAGTCCAGCTGGATGCCCAGCACTTCCTTGGCGATCAGGCTCGTGGCGCCGCGGGCGATCGGCGTAAAGTCGCCCTTGATCTGCTCGTTGCCGCTGTTGAAAATCTTGTTGAACAGCAGGATCGAGTTGATCACCGAGATGGTGAACATGTCGAAGTTGCGCACCACGTCCTTGAACGGCAGCGCCGCGTCGCCGCGCAGCATGGAAGCGCCGGCCGCGGTGCGGAATGGCTCGCTCGGGCCTTTCTGCATGTCACCGCCGGTGCCGACGTTCACGAACGTCTCGTTGTCCGCAAAGTCCATGAACGTCTTGATCATCGACTGCAGTTCGTTGACGTGAAACGGCAGATCGATGGAGCGCACCGCCGGCACGTTGACGGTGGCCGGTTCTGTGTCCTCGCGGTACCACACCTTGTCGGGCTGGACGCTGCTGATGTCCTGATAGATGCCGAGCAGCTTCGTGTTGACTTCCACGTTGCGCTGCACCGACGCGTTATCGAGCATCATCCGAACCGACGCGCAGATCGACAACTGGCTGTCGCGCACGATCTGCGGCAACCCGTTGCCAAGAATGAACGACTCGTTTTCCTCGAAAATGAAGTGGTGGTAAAGCTGCATGGTCGCGTCGACCTTGGCGCCCTTCAGCAACTGGGTCCACGGGTCGAGCATCGCCTTGATCACCACGTCGTCGACCACCCACACTACCGCGTGCAGGTCCGACTGCAGATCGGCCTCGCTCACGGTGACACCCAGTTCCGCCATCTCGCTGCCCTGCAGATAGCCCGTCCAGACGTACGCCTCGTACTTGTTCTTGGCAACGTGCTGTGTGTTAAGCGTCGGCCCGAGCGCGAGAATTTCCGTCTCGTACGCGCGGCGCTTATAGTTGCCGTTCGGCCAGCGTTTGAGCGCCTGATCGATCTGATCGGGCAGGAAGTCGGGCCGGTTTTTGAGCTTCACAAGCTCGTGTCGCGAGAGCACCACGCGCTCGAATTGCCCATCCATCTGGTGCAGCGTCTTGGCCGACAGGTCAGGGTAGTAGTCCCACAGCGGCACGAACTCGAAGCGCGGCCGATAGCTCATGATCGGCGTGGCCATCAACCGGCCGTTGCCGTCCATCTGCCACGTACGCTGCTGCTGTTCCTCGACGAACGGCCCCTTGAGCACGCCCGCGCCGTATTTGATGCCTGACGCCAGCACCTTGCGGCACAGCGCCGTGTAGCTGATTTTCTTGGCGCCGCCGAGTTCGTCGAGCTGGTCCTCAATCTCGAGTTCCATCCGGCTGCAGCGCTTTCGCGCGAAGTCGCGGATTGCTGCCTCGATGTCCTCGTCGTCGGGCTGCTGCGGCGGGGTGCCCGGTGCAGCGCCTGGCATCGCGGACCCCGGGCCACCATCGGGCGCGGCTGCCTGCGGCGGCACCAGCATGTCGAGAATCTTCTGCAAGTCCTCGTCGTCCAGATCGGGCAGCGGGCTCGGCGAGATGGTCCAGTTCTTGTCGTCGACCGGGAACAGCAGGTTCATGAGCCGCGAGAGCATCGAGACGCACTTCCACCGCGTCACCTTCGGATAGGCGCGCGAGCGGTTGATGTCCATGTTCTGCTCGATGTCCGGATCGTAGACGCCGAGATACTGCCGTGCGTTGCGCTCCCACTGAAGTTCGGCAACGCGCCGCTCCCACTCATACTGCTTGAAGCGCCCCGTGAGCATGCTCCCGAGCTTGGCAAGCCCTTCCGGACGCAGTTCGACCGATGCCTGCTGCAGCATGGTCGTCGCGTCGGGCTGGATCGCGCTCGGGTCCGCGGTGTCGCGCTGCGGCGTGGACATGTGGTTTTCCCCTCGTTATTGGTGTGCGCCTATGTGTCCATACGCACATATATACGCATGGTCGGCATGCTAACGCATTGCGTAGCCGTTGCGTACCGGGCGCACGTTGCGCGGCGGGGCGGCTTTCTTCTCGCCGGCTTTCACCTCGGCGGTCTTGGCGTTCTGTGTCAGGTACGAAAACCCGTCGGCGACGTGCGAGTGCTTGTTCTTCGCGGGCGCCTCGGCCTTGTCGCCTTCCTTGCTCACGTTGTAGCGGTACCCCGACTGCAGCGCGCGCTTGAGCTTCACGCACGACGGGTCGAGAATCAGCGCCGGGCCTTCGCCGGTGAGCCGCATCATGTAGTGCTGCGCGCTGCCGATACGCGAGTCGATCGAGTTGTCCTTGCTTTCCTCGACCTGAAAGTGCTTTTTCAACTCCTTCCGCACGCTCGCGCCGGTCTGCCCCTGCGAACGGTTCTGGCTCGCGGGGTCCGGACAGATGATCACGTCGGCGTTGGGGAACTGCGCGGCCAGCATCGGTTTCAGCTTCTCGCTGATCGCGCGGTCGGTCGCGTAGTCTTCCATCACGATCTCGCGCAGCACCGCGACGCGCCCCACACTGTCGTCGTACTGCCCGATCACGAATGCGCTGCCGGCGAGCCCGGGGTCATAGCCCACGAGCAGCGGGCGGCGAGGGTTCCACTGCAACGGCTTGCGCGAGACGTGAAGCTCGGCATTGAACTGCGGGTACACGGGCTTCCCTGAGAGCGAGTAGCCCCATGCCACCTCGATAAACTGCTTGACCCAGTGCTCGGTTTTGCCCTTGGACAGGTTCTCGTAATACTTGTCCTTGCCCGGCAGGTTGGCGAGGTTTTCCGCGAACTTGCCGCCGTACTTCTTCATGTCGCCGTCGGCATAGCCGCTTGGCTGCTTGAAGTACATCCAGTTGCTCGGGTCCTGTCCGGCTTCGAGCAGGTCCTGATCCTCCAGAAACGCATACCACCAGTCCGACTCCTGCCCCGGGTTCGATGCGCCCCACATGCCCCAGTTGGTAGCTCCCCCCTCGATCTCCGGCGGGTACCGGCCGCAGCGCGCGGAGAGCGCTTCTACCAGTTCCTGCGGAATCTGCACGAACTCGTCAATGATCGCGAACGTGACTTCGAGCGAGAGCACGCGGTCCACGTCGTCTGGCGTATCGAGAGGGCGGAACAGCACCTCGCACTCGACGTCGCCAAAGCGCAGGATGAAGTTCTTTTCGGTCGCGAGCCACTTGCCGGCCTGCCCGTCCTTGAACCAGTAGTTGAACGACTTGATGGTGGTGTCGCGCAACTGCGGCATGGTCGAGCGTACGATCACGCAGCGCGAGCGGCGGATGCCGTCGATCGGCGACTTCGCCTGCAGGCCCGCCATATAGGCGAGCTTGAAGAAAATGCCCGTCGTCTTGCCCGAACCCACTGGCCCGACGATCCAGTCCATGAACAGTTCGCCCGGCCGGTAGTGCTTGATGAACTCCTTGACCGTGGGCGGCGGGGTGTACTGGATCAGTGCCATGTGGGCTTACAGCGTCTTCGCCATCGTGTGACCTGCGCTGATGCTCACGCCTGCGGACGAAAGTTCGACGGGGGCGCCTGCCGGATACACGTAGCTGACCGAGCCGTGCATCGACACATAGACGTCCTTGGTCGGGTCGTCCTTGAGCACGTCTATGTAGGCATGCGCCGCGGCGATGGCCGCCGGCATGTCGGTTGCGTGTTCGACGCCGTAGTTTGCGACAACCTTCGCCATTTCCTCAGTGACGCGCACTTTTGCGTGGGCCTTGGTCGCGGCGGTGAAGTTGAACGAAAAGCTCATGAAATTCTCCTTAAACGCGTTGGTATGTGCTACGCGCGCTCGCGGGCGCGGTGCGGTTTGTAACAGCGGTCAGTCCAGCAGTTCCCAGTCCTCTGCCAGCAAAGAATCCATCCCCGGCACGAACACGCCCACCTCACCGCCTGCCTGCTTGATTGCGAGATACGCCTTGTAGGGCACCAGTGCGCTTTCGCCAAAGTGCGCTTTCGCCACGCCTGTCTGTGCTGGGTATGCCGCCGCCGGGACGTAGTAGACAAAGACGCCCCGCGGCCAAGCTGCGCGCTTCATCCGCTCGCCGGTCTTCAGTGCGCGCAGCGCGTCCCCAAAATCGAACAGCGTCGCTTCATAGGACGCCGGGTGCGGCACCTTGTTGTCGTGGCAATAGCCGTTGCATGCGTCGGTGCCGCGCTGGCATGTGACGCCGCAGATGTGTGAGCGCGTGATGGTTCGAGTTGTCATGTGCGGGTTATCCGAGGTTGATCATGATGTTGAAGCCATTGCTTGCGCCCTGCGCTTCGTCGGCCTTCTTGTCGTAGCCGGCCCAGCGCACGGTGTTCTTGATCAGGTCGGCGCGCACGCTGTCGCTGATGTTCGGGTTCTTGACCATTGCGAACGCGGTGCCGAGATAGTCTTCGGCCTGCATGCGGGCCTTCACCTTGAAGCTCATCCCCTCGACCTTCAGCATCTCCACGGCTTCCTGCCACGCCTTCACGAACACCGGGTGTTGCACGAGTGCGGTGAACTGCTCCTTCGAGATGTCGTATGCCTTGCAGATGTTCTGCGGAGTGTCCACGCGCATGGCCAGTTCGAGCGGCAGCATCGGCGGGAACATCACCGTTGACGGGTCGCTCGCCGCGCGCTCCAGCAGACGCACAAGCATGGCTTCCTGATCTTCAGGCTCCATGTCTTCGACTCTCTGGCGGATGGCGACGGCGGTTGTCATGGTTCGGCTAGATATTGGCGGGAGTGAAACTATCTCGAAGTGTAGCGAATACGGGAAAATTTTGCTGGAATTTTTTGAGGTCGCGTGCTATATGCCCGCTTGTTGTGAAGAAACGGGGAATTCTGCTCTACCGGGGCAGTAATTTTCTGGCTGGATGGTTCTGGAAGAAATGCCGGGCGGATGATTGCTGGAATAAATAGTTTCAATTGCAACTTGCTGGAAAAACTGGAAGTTTTATATATGGTTGCATGGAGAAAGCAGCCCCCCACCCTCCCTCGAAACCCCCTTGGCCCCCCTTGCCTGCCAGAAAAGAATTACTTGCCGACGTGTGAGAGCGTCGAGACATCAGGTCGTGGCAACCAGTTGTCGCGGTTTGCGTTTAGTTGCATATGTGAGTAATATTCGTTCTGCAGTAACGCAACACGTTGTAAAGAAAGCCCTGCGAATAGTTCGCCCGGCAAATCCCATTTGATTACTTGTTAGGAGATTCACCATGACGCAAACGAACGCTCAAGCCGTTGCTACGAAAGGCATTGAAGTCACTGCATTCCATAAGGACGTGTATGCAGCGATCAACACTGCGCGCACGGCAGTAGACAAGGCGCAAGGTACGATGCAGCAAAAGCTGGCTAACTTGCTGCGCAGCAAGTACGCCGCAGTCATGCCGACGTTTGAACAGTTCCGCGCAGATCGCGCCGCGCTCAAAGAGCTTGCCAAGCAAAAGGGTCTGGCCGACGACCAATGGCTGCGCAAGCCGTATAACGCGGCTGTGCATCTGCTGTATGGCGCATTGCCTGAAGCGCAGACCGCTGCAGCCATTGCCAAGCGCAAGTTGCGCGAAGCGAATGAGGCGGCCGGTATCACGACCGTTAAAGATGGAAAGAAAGTCGCAGCTAAGCCTGCTGTGTCCGGTGCCAAGCCAGGCGCCATCAAGGGCAACACTACGCAACGTGTTGCCGATGAATCGGAAACTATCGAGCAATACATTGCTCGCGTCGGATTGTGGAAAGTGATGGACGCATGCGCGCGGTTGCTCAATGCCGATCAATCGACGTCAGAAGCGGCAAAGGTACTGCAACCGATTGTGAAGAAATACGCCAAAGCCGCTTAACGTTTCTTTCTCAACGTATTGCACAGAGCCCCGCATGCGCGGGGCTTTTCTTCGCCTACTTACTGTGAGGTATGCCGTGCTAGTTCGCAAAACGTCCCTTATCGCTCGCGCAGCAATGGCGCTCCCATTCCGTTTCTATGCGGTCGAATCCGCGCGAGTGCAGTATGACTGCGCAACGTACGTTCGAATATTTCTAGTCTGGTAATCCTACGCAACGTGTTTTTTAAGAGCCGCCATTGTGCGGCTCTTTTTGTTTCTATTTCCGGCTGAATAGTTTCGCTCAATGCAACTATAGTTGTAAGGTTGAATAGTTGCACGGTTTCCGGAAATAGAAACGCGTTTTCCAGAATAGAAACGAGTCCCTACAGATAGCAGGGTTTCTGTGCTTAAACTATTCAGGGGTATGCAGTCAGGCACGACAAGGGTTTGCGCGATGTTAGTCCACGTAAAAAGCAGAACACTAAGCAATAGGTTTGCGCTATGGCGTTTGCTTACATTTGTACAACGTATTGTGGGCGCGGGTTCCAGCCGGTTAGTTGTATCCAGTTTCAGCGAAAAAGCAATAAAACAGAAAAAGCAGAAAAAATTAGGGTGTCGAATTGTCTCCAGAAAAAAACGCAAGTCAGTAGTCAGTGCGGGCCAAACCGACCTAAGCTCTCAACACCGATTGTTACTATTCCATGAATTGACTACTGACTTGCGTTTTTTTCTCTCTTAGCCCCACATACCCTACTGATACCTGCTTTATTGCTTTTTTGGCGCGCAACTATCGCTGAAAGCCAATACCAGTAAGGCATAGCGCCCGCACTGACTAGCAGCGATTCTGCTTTTTGCCCGGTGCAACTATCCGCATTTAAGACTTCTGGTTGCCGCAACCAATTGTCCAAGCCTTACTGGATAAGGGCGCCGCGCCAATCATTACAAAAGCATTATGCTTATTACAGAGCTTACAAGCGCGCTTATTTTTGGGGTGCATGTTTCTATCGGCACGGCATGTAACGATAGTTGCGCGTTTTCAGGGGCGCCAAGTGCGTTGCCCCGCGCACTACGCACCCATACACTGACTTACTACTGACTACTGCATAGCGCGGTAGTCAGTGCCGTTTTTCGCAGTGATTGTTTCTATCCGCTCTCGATAGTTACATAATCAGTGGGCCAAATGACTGACTAATGCAACTGGCAGTAGTCAGTAGATGTGCAATAATGGCTCGGCACTAAACATTTTCAACCTTACAGCGAGGCAAACTTCAAAATGGGAAAAGCGGCTGACTTGGCAGGCACACGCTATGGCTCACTAACGGCGATCGAGCGCAACGGCACGAACGCGTCAGGCAAGGCGCAATGGCTCTGCCTGTGTGACTGCGGCGCGCAGGTGTCAGCGCTCGCGCAGAATCTGAAAGCGGGCAACACGCGTTCATGCGGCACACATGGGCAAGGCGCTGGCCCCGCGGCTAACCAGCAGCCGGAGCGTTACCGGATAGTCGCGATTGACGGCCCAAAGCTCGGCATGCAGCCAAGCGCGTATGGCTTCTGTGAGGTGTTCGACGCCGAGTCAAAGGAACTGCTATTCAGGAACGAGCCGCTAAGCCGCCTTGAAACTGCAGGTGAGCCGAGCCCGAACGGCGCGCGCGGCATGACATGGCTCCAGCAGCAAACACTGATCGAGCCAAAGCGCAACATGACGTGGAGGCAATGGCTTATTGCGGCGCGCGTAACAGTGGACCATCGAACGGTGTCGGACGCCGCCGCCGTTGAGGCCGCATGGGAGTCGAGCGCGGGGCGCGCGCTGCGCGATAAGCAATCAGGCGAACAGCCGTCATTCTTGCCCACTATTCAGCAGATACCGGACGTCACGCCGGCTCAAAAATACGCCGTTGATGTATTTCTTTCCGACGACACGGACGGCGCCGAGCACATGCGGCGTTACCCACTGTCAGACGAGGCGCAGCGTGAGCTAATGCTGAAAGCCGCGCGCAAGGGCGGACAGGCGGCGCTCGATGTTGCGATAGCCACAGCAAAACGCGAACTTCAGAGCGGCCAGTAAGATTGACCGATCAACGCGTTGTCAGGATAATAGAAACAGATGTAAGAAATTTGATTGAAACGGCGGGGCGGCAGACAACTGGTTACACAGACATCTGGTTGCCCCAACCAACTTTCCAAAGGACTGCGATGATCACCGCCACATTCGAACAAGCTGCAACGTTCGGCAAGAAAGTCGCAGTCGAACAGCCTGACCACTCGCTAGGAGAAACCCTGATGACTGAACTGGATGAAGTAGCAGCCGCGATGCTGCCTGCATACCTGCACTGGATCGAAGGCACGCCGCGCGGCAACTGCATGGCAGCGTCCCGTGAATATGTGCGCCAGCAGATGAGCGACGAAGGCGAGACGCTGCGCGATAACGTGGCTTACTCACTGTTCCGCATGGCCTGCCCGATGGTGAACGTATGAGCGTATTCGCAGACACGCACGCCACGATCAAACAACTGGCGGCTGAAGGCGGCATGAACGAGCGGGCCGCCGAGATTCTGGTAACGGCGATCAATACCGGCATGGGCGATAACGTGGCAACAAAAAGCGACATCGCCCTGGTGCGCGCCGACATGGCCGGGATCGAAACGCGACTTAGCAATAAGCTCTACGCGGTGGGCTTGGCGATGGTCGGGCTCATCGTAACGATCCAGCACATCTGGAAGTAACGCGACTTCTGGTTGGCGCAACCAACTGTCTCACCACTTGTTAGGAGAAACCCCGATGAAAAGCATGAAGCCTCAGGCCAACGTGCCCAACCTCGACGCCGAGGAAGGCGATGCACTCATGGCTTTTTGGGCGCGGCATCAGCGCGGCCGACACGCCAAGGTGCTGTTTCCCGAGGGCGGCCGTGGCACGGTCAGCGCGACCGCCGCTCTGGCCAACTACGCCAGCAACAAAGCGACGGCCATTAGCTGCCGCGAGCGCGGTGACATTCTGGCCGCGCAGTTGTATGAGGGTATCGCTGACCGTATCTATGCCAGCCTGCCCGACTTCGCACGCTGGTAACGCAATCGGGGTGATGATGCCGATGCGTACGCACGGTCGGGCTGAACCGAAGCCGACGCCGCCGAGCACGCTGTGGGCTCGCGCCCCGCTCGCTGTGCCGCAGGCCGAAGCCGCCTAAACTTCTGGTTGCAACAACCAACTGTCCATCCATACGTATATACATATATGCGTATGGATAAGCCAACATAAAGCCGTGAGGATGACCATGTTTAAAGTTAATATTGCGAAGTGGCTGGCGAAAGAAATCCACTCGACCGAGCTCGAACTGCTGCGCGCCGAAGATGATCTGGCAAGCGCCAAGCTGCGCGTCGCTGCACTGCAGGAGCGTGTCGTGCGTTTGAAGGGCAAGGCAGTGGCGCCGGCCGCGCCCGTTGTCTCGCCGGCAGTGGCGGCGTACGACCGTGCTCGCATGGCCTTTAACCAGTCGTTTCAGGCGGTGACGGAATGACCGACCCGCACAACAACGATCTGCTCAAGCGCTGCCCGAAGCAGGCGCCCACGTGGAAGGTGTTCGGGCTCATCACGCTTGGCTGGGCCGCGGCGATCGCGCTGGCCACGATGGGTTCGGTTTCGTTTCTCTCCGTCAACTAAGGGGACTGGACATGCGGAAGGTCTATAGCTATCGCCTTGAGATGCGAGTCAAAGACCCGCGCCCGATGCGCGAGTACGACGAGCGTTACCAGTTCACACCCGAAGGCAAGGGCATCGCATGGTGCGTAGGCATCGCATGGCCTGCGATCGAAGACGGATTGATGGGCCGCGTGCCGAACAGCTTTGCTATCCACGCTGCGGCTGCGGCTGACAGGCTCATCGCGACCGTCATGCTCAACGTCCGTGCCGAGTGGGAGAAACGTCATGGTTGAAACTGAACAACGCGTTGCGCAGGAAAGCGAACTGACCGACTGCCCCGGGTGCAGCGAGCGGCTGGCCGACTGCTGCTGCGACGAGCCGTGGCAAGGGCCGTTCAAGTTCTCGCAGTTGGGTGAGCGGGCACAGGATCGCGCCGTTGACTGGATGTCGACGTGCAACTGCGAGAGCTTCGACCCGCTCGACTGCATGGACTACAACATGTCGATCATCCGGGGGATGGGCTTTGAGATTGGCACGCGTCAGGTCAAGACAATGGGCCGCAAGTTTCGTGATGAGCCCGACATCGGATATTCGCTTGGCGACCATCGCGAGCACGTAGTCTTTCCTGCCAACTGGTCGGCCGAGAGACTGGACACGAACGCCGTGCTGTCCGAGGCGCCGATTGATCAGACGCTGATCGAGTTGTGCATTCGCCTGGCCAGTTTGCGCATGCAGTATCCGACGAGCGAGGCGCACATTACTTTGAGCCGCTACGCCCATAGCGACACGATGAACGGCGAGTTCTGGCCGTACGGCAGCGCGAACGCAGGCATTGACGATGCGATCGATGGGCATGAGGAAGACGAAACGATCACTGCGATTGCTCGCGACACTGCAAGCTGGCTGCTTGCCCAGTTCCGTAGCGAGTGGGAGAACTGTTCTGACCGTGAGCGATGCGAGGAAGACATCGAGTCGGGCGAGCACCTGTTCGATAGCAACGGGGATCGCGCTCATCACCGGGACGACGCGGAAATTCCTGCCGCCGAGCGCAATCTGGAGCGTGACGCCGCACTGTTGCACGCTGTGCAGTTGCTTACTTCGTGCCGGCCGGATGACTGGCGCATGCTCAATGCGTCGATCTTCCCGCGGCTAACCACGCGTGAGATACAGCGTGTGAGCAAGGGCATTGACTTCGTGTGTGGGCTGGTGCCCGAGCCGCCGAGGTACCCATGATTACTACGGTCACGCGCAAAATCTGGCGCAACTCGCACAAAGGCACGCCCAATGGCCCGTACTTTGACGCCGTGCATTTCGACGCGCGCAGTCAGGTGCACAGCGGCTTGATGCGTGCCAACGAAACGATCGGCTATCTCTGCGAATACGTGGAAGAC